TGCAATAGTTCCGGTCGATGGGAGATGTATGGATAGTAGTTGCTCATTATCGGTCAACGAAAAACACTTCTGCGAGTAGAATTTGCAGATTCAAAAGTAGTCGTACATTGTTTGGGTCGGGTGGGTTCAACTCCCACGGCAACTATTCCCTGACTAAAACGTAAGCCACATATGTTTAGCGAAAACCAAGCCTATGAAGTAGAGAAAAAAACAAGACTGTGAGATTGTGTGGATAGTCAGTGACAAGTAGGCGGTGCACATTTGGTTATGGCAAGCGCAAGCCATAAAAGGTTTTTACGGTGCGATTCCCATGTATAGCTCCAGTGGCAGAGCGGCATCCGCATAGGATGTGTGTTGGCGGTTCGATTCCGTCTGCATGGGTTACGTAGGATATGAGGATGAATGGATTGAAAGATTATCAACCACAAACAGAAGCATTACGAAATTTTGGTATAGATGTTTCAAAAGAAGCGGTAGATAAGTACGCTTTGGAAAATTTTGGAAGAATACCGCAAAGTTTTATTGAAAGAGATTTTGCAAGGAATTGTAAAGTGATGGAAGAAAGCAGAAGGATTGTGAAATAAAATGAAAGACACGATATTATACATCAGTGATAGAGAAGAAAGAGTTGTAGATTTCTTAAAATATCTTCAAAAGAAACTGGAAGATAATAAAAAGTGGTGCGATTTAGATTATCAGCACGATATTTTAAAAACTGAAAATTATGATATTGTTGGAAAATCATTTTATGGAAGTCGTTTAGGTGTTGGATATGGGAATTGTTTATATTACTGCATCGATGAAACAATTGATAAAAACAGAATGACGGATAAAGATAATCAACAACTAATGGAAATACTGTTTCATGTTAGAGAAGGAGCAAAAGAAGTATCCGAACAGGAAATATTATATATGCTTGATATGAAAGTAGGTGGATGAAAAAATGAGTATGACGGCAGTAATTGAGAGCATAGAACGTGATGCGTTTCGACAGGTCACACCTAAAAACATCGGGAATATTGAAAATGTAAAAATTGAATGTACAACACTGGGAGAAGACCCGATTGTCGTGGCAGATACAAAGGAAGACGAGGAAGCTTTGAAAAAATGTTTTTATGTAAAACTGTCCGAACATCGTTGTAGAAAATGCAACCGCCTTTTAGGCAAATTCAACGGACAGGCTGAAATCAAATGCCCAAAATGTGGGAAAATTAATAGAATCGGGGTGAAATAATGTTGATAGTTGCCTTGCAAGATGATGTAGACAGTTTATATGCAATATGGAATACGGTTAGCGATAGATTTTTAGGAGTTAACCTTAATAAGTATGAAGCTGTCGGAATTATTATGGACTACAAAGGAAATTACACATTCGAGGAAGCATTAGCCAGAGTGGAACATCCACAACCTTTTATAGATGTTGCTAAGTGTTTATGCGAAGAATTAAATAGTCATGATAACAAAATTAAATTGACCGACTGAATACCGATTCAGCCGCTAATCTAGAAAGTTAAATGTAGAGGATTATCGGTTTAGGAGCAATAGAATGAATATAATTCAGATACCGTCTGACCATAAAATGTTTAATGAAGAATTTGAAGGTTCATTAGAAAATTTTATTTATGATGAATTTGCACTCATGTATACAGAAAGCAATAACATAATTCTTGGATTTACAGTATTTTTCGACCATTTTGTTGAAAAATTAGAATTTTATCTTGTGAATTATTTTGGAGAATGGATACAAGACGTTGTATATCGAATAGAATTGAACGATAAGATGAATTGCGGATACAATGTATACTGTAATAAAATTGAAAATAAATATCTTGAAATCGGACATGAACTTGGTGGAATTGTTTTGAGGACAATGCTGTACATAATGAACACACCGAGAGAAAGAACAGAAAGACCGAAAAACACTAAAATTCCTAACACACAAAAAGCCGAAAGTAAAGTAAGAAGAGAAAATAAGATTTATTTACTTGATGAAATTGTTGATTATGTCAACGAAAACGGATTATGTAGCATTAAAAATAACAGCCATAAGATAAAATGTCCTTGCTGGAGCGTTAGAGGACATTACAGACATTATAAGAGTGGAAAAATTACGTTTATAAAAAACTACGAAAAAGGAAAAGAAAAAGGGAAAGTCAAGCCAAAAGACAAGACTTACACAATTTGAAAGGAAGAAATTTGATATGATTATAGAAAAATTTGAGAAATTTATTGTTAAATGTTACATAAAAAGAATAGCAAAAAAAAACGCTGAAAAATATAAGAGTATTGCAAATGAAAGTTATTACGAATGCGCATTTAAAATGTTAAGGGAATATTTTCCAAATCTTTCAGAAAAACAATATAGACAAGTATACAGTAAAATCCAAGGTTTATTAGTTACAAAAATTTATGATTTGACAAAGAACAAATCATATGTATCATATAGAAACAATGGAAGATTTTTGCGTGATTTTGCATACATATGTGATTTTTTAAAATCTGAGCAAGAGACAGACGAAGATTCTTACAAAAAGATTCTTTCAGAAAGGGAAAGGAAAACCAGCGATGGACAATCTTGTATTTAAGAAAGCTAATATTCCAGTGGCAGTTGCTGCAAAGGCTCTGAACGTTGATGCTCAGACAGTACGTTTGTTATTGCAGAATAAGCTTGTTGATTGGGGAATAGCTTATAAAAGACCTGGAAGTAGCCAGTACAGTTACATAATTTATCCTAAAAAATTTTATGAATTGACTGGATTTTATTACGGAGAACAATCATAAAATATCAAAACCGCCGCATAAAAGACTTGCGGTGCTAACCTAGAACAATTATAGGCAGAGGTCTATAAGCATCTCTGCGACAGCGTGGAGGTGCTTTTTCTTTTGGCAAGTCAGAGCCTTATATCGGCAGTAAACAGTTATGACAATTACATACAGCGAAAGGGAATTGATGAACAGGTCATTGATGCGTATATAGAAGCCTGCAGAGTGGCTATAAACGGTGAAAAGGATATAACTTATGGCTTACATATAACAAACCGTTCTAAAGGCATTGTAGAGCGTTTCTGCATGGAAAGAACCGGAGGAACCATATGGGATTTAGAAAAGTATTCCTTCGCAAACAAGACACATTATTCTCTGACAGATAAATTGTACGATGTTCTTTTACTAGAAGCACAAATTAAAGTTGTGGACAGTGCGTACCGCTATTTGGAGAAGAAAAGAGAACCTGGAGAGCGGTTCTATATGCCACGTAGAAAGCAATTTCTTAAAATCGGTCTTATGGATGCCATTCAAGGCATGATTGATGATAAATACGACATTCTATGCGTGTCTCTTATCCCTGGTGCTGGAAAAACCACGGTCGAGAAAATGCTGAATGCGTTGGTAGCAGGATGGTTTCCGAGAGATTTTAACCTTTTTTACTCCCACAGTGGAGATATTACACGTATGTACTATGACGGTGTGTACGATATTTGTACAAATTCTGACGAGTACACTTGGAATGAAATTTTCCCAAATCTTTCTGTTACCAGTACTAACGCAAAAATGGAGCAGTTTAACATCGGCAAATATAAACCATTTCCATCTGTTCAGTGCACATCCGTAGGAAGTAAAAACGCTGGTAAAGTACGTGCATCTAAGTTTTTGTTCGTAGATGACATGATCGGTGGCATTGAAGAAGCTATGAATCCTATAATTTTGGATAAACTGTGGGACAAGTATGCGGTAGATGCAAGACAAAGAAAAACACAAGATACTGACGGAAAGAATTGCAAAGAAATCCATATTGCTACCAGATGGAGCGTAAACGATGTAATCGGTCGGATCCAAAATATGTATGAAGGGAATCCGAGAGTAAAAGTAATTGCAGTTCCGGATATTGACCCAAAAACAGGATTAAGCAATTTTGACTACGAATTTTCCGGATTTACGGTTGCTTTTTTTGAAGATCAACAATTACTTATGGATGAAATCTCTTATAGGTGTCTTTACAAACAGGAGCCTATTGAACGTGAGGGATTGTTATTCCCGGAAGAAAAAATCAGACGTTATCTTAATCTGCCACATGGAGAACCGGAAATTATTACCGGGCAATGCGATACCAAGGGAAAAGGAACCGACTTTTTTGTTCTTCCAGTATTGCAAAAGTACGGAGAAGATTATTACTGCGTGGATGCTGTTTGTGACAATACTGCGGATTATGAGATACAGTATGAAAATGCGGCAAATGTACTTGTTAATAATAAAGTGCAAGAGTGCGAATTTGAGCGTAATTCCGGCGGTGACCGTGTGGCAATGGAAGTAAATAAGCGTGTAGAGAGTAAAGGATGGATATGCAACATCACAGACACACCGACAGAGACAAACAAAGAAGCAAGAATTTTCCAGTGCTCTAACTGGATTTTGCAACACGTAATATTCAAAGATCCATCATTGTATAAGCCTAACGAACCATACGGTGTAATGATGTCGTTACTGAAAAGGTATTCTGTTTCAGGAAAAAAACAGTTAGATGATGTACCTGATGTATTTTCAAACTTTGCATTGCGAATTACAAACGGAAACAGGGTAGCAAAAGTAGAAGCAATTCAAAACCCATTCTCTTTCGGACGGAGGTATTGATTATGGTGACTAAAGATGTTTTGTCTCAATACATAGATTTGCAAGAAGAAATAAAAGAAGTACAGCAGAAGATTAAAAAACTTGAATCTGATATCAGAAAAATTGAATCGGATGGGAATGTTGTTGACAGCGTATCAGGTGGATGCGGTGGAACTGAACATTTTCGTATTGAAGGATTTCCCTATCCTGAGTACAGCAGAAAACGGACACTGCTTTATTCCAGAAAGGCTACTTTACAGCTTTTAGAGGACGATTTACTGCAAAAAAATAATGAAGTCGAAGAATTTATTGCAAGCGTTCAGGACAGCCGTATAAGACGGATCATCAATTTACGTTTTGTTGAAAAATTATCATGGAACAAGGTTGCTGATAGAATCGGTGGTGGGAACACAGAGGATAGCGTAAGAAAAGCATTCGATCGTTATATGGCAAATTAAAACAATACGGAGGTATAAAAATGGCAAAATATAGAAAGATACCTATTATTGTTGAAGCTATTAGATGGAATGGCATTAACTTAGATGAAATAAAAGCATTCGTTGGGAAATCGCTTATATATGAAATTATCGATGATGCTTGGAGAGCAGGAAAATCTTCACCTCATGTAATCATGAAAATAGAAACTTTAGAGGGATATATGAACGTATCTATAAATGATTTTATAATAAAAGGAGTAAATGGAGAATTTTACCCTTGCAAGCCTGATATTTTTGAAAAAACATACGAAATCGTATAGTTCCATATAAACTTGTCCGATATGTCCGATTTTTCCGTGATACTATTAAGATGCAGAAAGATTCCAAGATATTTTTCATTTCCTCCTCAGATCATGTGAAGACTACAGAAGTACCGCTCTTATCAGCAAGGGCGGTATTTTTGTGCGCAGAAAAGAGGTATTTATGATTTTTAATCAAAAAATTAGAGTGTACTGTCCGGGATGCGGACGGTTGGTCGGTGAATGCAGTTCAAAATCGCACATTGACAAGACATATAAGTGCCGGAATTGCGATAAGATGGTTGTTTACCATACGGAGACCGGAGAACGTGAGATCAAGAAACTTCCCAAAAGAGACCAGAGCAGCGGAATTACATTTATGTAGGTGAAAATATGAACACTATGAAATTTCAAGACCTTGTAAAGGGTTGTCACGGTAGAAAAATTGCATATACGGATGTAGAGCAGATAACCGCAGACAACATTGTAAAGGTTATTGGTGATTGCATCGGTGTTTTTAATTACAACAAGACAGTTATCAAGTACTTGTGGGAGTACTACAAAGGAGATCAACCGGTACTATACAGAACAAAGCTGTCAAATGAGGATATAACGAACAAAATCGTTGAGAATCATGCTTATGAGTGGGTACAGTTCAAGGTTGGTCAGACTTACGGAGAGCCTATTCAGTTTGTCAGCAGAAAAGATGATAAAGCTGTAAATAAGGCAGTAGATGAACTTAACGATTACTTAGCAGATGCAAATAAGCATGAGAAAGACATAAAAGCTGGTGAGTGGCAGTCGGCAACCGGAACATCATTCAAAGCTATTCAGATTGTGAATGGAGATGTGCCTATCCGTGTGGTTGCACCTAATCCTCTGAACACGTTTGTCATTTACAACCGCAGTTCTGAAGAACCGATTTTGGCGGTACAGGAATTAAAAGATGAAAATGGCGAGTGGTACAAACTCTGCTACACGGAATCTTATGAATGTAAGATAAAAAACAGTGCGCTTGTTACTGATACATGGAAAATTCACGGATTTGGTGGTATTCCGATTGTAGAATTTCCGAACAACCATGAGCGGTTGTCTGATATTGAACTTGTTATAGATCTGTTGGATGCAATCAATAATACGCAGTCAAACAGAATGGATGGTATAGAGCAGTTTATACAGGCATGGTACAAATTTGTAAACTGCGAGATTGACGAAGAAGAGTTCAAAAAAATGAAGATGAACCATGCGTTGGTTGTAAAGTCCATCAATAAAGACAATAAGTCTGATGTGGATATCATGTCGCAGGAACTTGACCAAACGCAGACACAGGTTTCCAAGGATGATTTAACAGACAGCGCACTTTCAATTTTGGGAATACCGAACAAGCAAGGAAACACTGGCGGTGATACGCAGGGTGCGGTTGAGCTGAGAAACGGATGGGATTTCTCAAAATCAAGAGCAAGGCTTAAGGATCCGGTTGTTAAGACAGCAGAGAAGAGACTGGCCAAGGTTGCGCTGAATGTTATCCGCATTAAGAAAGAGGATCTGAAAATCACTCTTAGAGATTTTGATGTGCAGATTAACCACAGTCCACAAGATAATATGTATACCAAGTCGCAGACATTACTGCAACTTCTGCAGTGTGGTATTCATCCTCTTATTGCAATCAAGACGGTTGGACTTTGGGGAGATTGCGAAAAGACTTTCAACCTTTCCAAACCTTACCTTGATGCTCTGTGGAAAACTGCTGACATTATCAATATAGAAGAGCAGATGGCGAAAGCACAAGAAATTGTAAAACAAATGCAAAATAAGACAGTTGCCTAGAAATAGGTAGCTGTTTTTATTTTATAAAAATTCGCAATGCCGTGAGCGTATAAACCGGCAATGTCAACCGGTGTCGTTGCACCGTATAAAAATTCGTAGGACATAACGGAGGTAATTTATGAAGAGAGAAGAACTGACAGCTATGGGTTTGACTGATGAACAGATTGAAAAAATCATTGCTGAGAATAGCAAGGATGTTCAGGCAGCAAACGCAAAGGCAAACAAAAACAATGCTGAACTGGAACGGTTACAGGGCATTGAAAAAGAGTTTAATGCCATGAAAGACCAAAATCTTTCCGAACAGGAAAAGGCAGCGAAGCAGTTAGAGGAAGCAAATAATCGTATCGCAGAGTTGGAAAAAGCACAGACTTTAGCAACTCAGCGTACAAGTGCGGCTGACAAATTCAAAATCACATCAGAACAGGCGGCACAGGTTGTAAAGGATGACGGCAGTTTTGATTTTGATGTTCTCGGAAAAATTATCTCTGATAAAGAGACTGCTGCGGCACAAGCCAAGGAGCAGGAGATTGCAAACGGATCTACTAATCCTGGAGGTGGAATTGCTGGCGGTGGAAAAGATGACAAAAAAACAGAAGCCGAAAAAGCGGCTGAAAAGATTGGCAAGACTTTAGCTGGAACAAACAAAGAAGCCGAAGCTGTAGTTAGCCAGTACTTATAAGGAGGTACACAAAATGAAATTCTCTGAAACAAGTGTAACTACCCAGTTAGAAATTCTTAAGAGAAAGCTGGGCGGTGAATTATTTGTTCCTATTAAACTGGATGCAAGTGCTTTCACTAATGGTGTGTGCAAGGCTGGTAATCCTATTAGTGCGACAGGAAAGAAAGTAAATGGCGGAAGCACCGATGATGCAGCAGTAGGTATTTTGCTTAACGATGTTTACGATAGCAACCCCAACGGAACTATCATTAAGGCTTTTGCCTGTGTAAATGAAGCAAATGCTAACGCAAATGCAGGTATTACCATTGCCGATGGTGTAAAGACAGGATTATCACTGATTGTATTTGAATAACTGAAACCGACTACAGACAGATGTAGCCGCTGACCGCTGAAAGATAGCGGTAGAAAGTGAGGAAATAATGAACATTAGAGATGCCTACAATGCGAAAGCAATCGCACTTGTGCATACAGAAGTTGCAAGTAATAAAATTGCATATCTTGGTTCCGGCTTATTCCCCGCCAAGAAGAAAATGGGACTGGATTTGAAGTGGATTAAGACTTCTAATGGACTTCCTGTTACCCTGAAAGCATCTAATTTTGATGCAGTTTCCACTATCAGAAGCCGTGAAGGATTCAAGATGCAAGAGACAGAAATGGCATTCTTCCGTGAATCTATGATTATCAAAGAACAGGACGAACAGGAAATCATGCGTATTAAGGACAGCACAGACCCTTACGCAGCAGAAGTATTAAGCAGAATTTTTGATGATGCAAATACTCTTGTGGAAGGTGCTGATGTAGTTCCTGAACGTATGATTATGCAGCTGCTTGCACCCAGTGACGGATCTCCTAAGATTTCCATTCAGGCTGACGGTGTAACCTACGCTTATAACTATGACCCTAACGGAACCTACAAAGCCAACAACTTTGCAGAACTTACAACTACGACCGATAAGTGGTCTGATACCGAGAACTCTGATCCTATGGATGATGTTTCCGTAGCCATTGATGCCGTAGAAGAAGCTACTGGCGAGAGACCTTCCATCATGATTGTCTCTAAGAAGACCATGAACTACTTAAAACAGAACAAAAAGATCAAGAGTGCTGTTCTTGCACAGAATACAACCGCAAATGTATTTATGACCGATGCGAGAGTAAAGGAACTTTTCTCTACCGAACTTGGCATTAGCATCATTGTATACACTAAGCAGTACAAGGATGAAAGCGGAACTGCTCATAAGTTTTATCCTGATGGATTTGCGACCCTTATTCCTAACGGTGCACTGGGTAGTACATGGTACGGCACTACTCCCGAAGAGCGTACACTCATGGGTAATCCTGCCACAGATGTAAGACTTGTGAATACTGGTGTTGCTGTTGCTGTCAGCGTAACAGAGGATCCCGTACAAACCAAGACTACAGTATCAGAAATCGTACTGCCTTCCTACGAGAGAATGGATAGCACCTATGTAATTAAGTGCTACTAATCGGAGGTATGCTGATGAAATTTGATTACAAAGTCAAATACAAAGGCAAATGGTATCTTCCGGGAGAAGAAATCCCGGAGGAAACCGTCACCGAAGTAAAAGAAGAAATCCCGGAGGAAACCGCATATACTAAGACGGAAATCAACCGTATGTCTACGGCAGACTTGCAGAAGTTAGCCGCAGAACACGGTGTCTCAGGTGCGGAAGAAATCAGCGGTGCGGAACTGAAAAAGATTCTGATTGAAAAGTTTGAACTTTAAGAGGTAGCACATGGCAGAATATACGACTTTGGAGCAAGTAAAAATCCGTCTGAAACAATTTCATATTGATTCTGAAAGTTCCGAGGTCGTGTTTGACCATTTGGAAGAAAATCCTCTTTTGGAACAACTTATCAGTCAAGCAGAAGCCGACATCAGAGCAAAGAGAATATACCCGAAAAGCTACACGGAAGAGAAGATTGCTGCGGATATGAAAAAATTTCAGTCCGTTGTGGTTAATCTTGTCGTGTATGACAGATCGCAAGCCGGTGAAAACTTCATGGCAAGCTATTCAGAGAATGGAGTGTCGAGAAAATGGAGAGACCGTGAGGATCTGTTTGTTGGCGTATTTCCATTTGCAAATGTATTGTAATTAAAAGAAGATTGTGCGTGACCATGTTACTGATTCCAGTAATAAGGTTGCAGGCGGCACACTTTAAGGGTGGTGGGCGGTGTGCCAACAAACAAGGAAGGCGGTATATGATGTGACTATAGAGTTATCTACAGCAATCATTATAAGCGTGTTATCACTCGGTTTTTCCGTCTACATTGGTCTGAAAAATAGCAAAAGAACAGACACAAAGGATATTGAGGAACGTGTGAAAGAAAACACACGCATCAACATGAAACTGGACACCATCCTTGATACTATCAATGAAATGAAAAGCGAGCGTTCAGAGATGAAGAAAGAGCTTGCAGAGCATGAACAGAAGCTGACAAAGGTTGAAGCCAGTACGGCATCTGCGCATCATAGACTTGATGGAATTGAGGAAAGACTTAACATTAAAGAGAACGGAGGTAAGGAATGATGGATTTTTCACAGGTAGGAACTTGTGTTGCAATCGTGGTTATCTGTTATCTTGCCGGTATTGGAGCGAAGCTGATTCCGGTTATTAAGGATAACTACATCCCGGTTGTTGTCGGCATTGTCGGTGGCATTCTCGGAGTAGTAGGAATGTATGTTATTCCGGATTTCCCGGCAAATGATGTACTGAATGCGATTGCGGTAGGAATTGTTTCCGGCTTGGCAAGCACTGGTGTAAATCAGATTTACAAGCAGGTGAAGAAAGATGCTTGACATTAACAAGCAGGAAATGAAGTACTCACGGCAGGGAGAAAAAGTCACGATTTATGACCGGGACGAAAACGGAGAAATAAAGTACATCGAGATGGACGGAGAAAGGATTCCAGTGGTTTTGAGAGAAACTACTGGATATTCTGAACCCGTCCTTTTTTCTGCCAACATCAGTAATAAGCTGTCGGAAGTACTGGTAAAAGAATTTGGTATTGATGATTCCAGTTCGTACTGTCAGATTGTGACCGACAAAGGCTATTTGCCGATTAAGGCAGGGGACGTTATCTGGAAGAAGTCAGAAGTAGGCCGTGACGATGACGGACTTGTGGACAACAAGACTGCGGACTATGTTGTCAAAGGTGTTGCAGACGAGGGACTGACAGCAGATTTGTTTTTGTTGCAAAAGACGGTGAAGTGATATGGAAAAGACAATCAATATCAACCTGTTTGACCAAAAGTCCATACAAGCGGCTGTAAAGGCTCTTAGAGACTATGAAAATAGCTTAGAGTATAAATGTAGGCTACTGGCCGAGACACTGGCAGAAAAGGGCGTAGAGATTGCTAGAGTGCAGATCGCTGACCTTGATGCTATCTTTACATCGGAACTTTTGCAAAGCATCAATTCGGAATATGTTGGATCCGTAAAAGGTGGCGGTGTTTGGGCGGTGGTTGCCGGTACAGACCATGCGGCTTTCGTAGAGTTTGGTACTCTTGGTAGCATGGGTGGAAAGAAAGAATATCCATATCCTTTGCCGGAAGGTGTTCAATGGAATTACGGCAGTGGTTCACACATCATGCAATTAAAATCCGGTCAATACGGATGGTTTTACAAAGGCAAAGACGGGAAAGTTTATTGGTGCGAAGGTATGGACAGCAGACCATTTATGTATAACACATCTATGGAATTGTTAAGTGTTGTAAAAACAGAAGCAGAAAAGATTTTTAATGAGAAGTAGGCTCATGTCGTGAGACAGCAATAAGTCCTGCTTTTTTCTTTTTATAGAAAAAAGGAGAGATTTATGAACTATTATATCGGTCAGCGTTTTGGAAAAGTAGTAATCATTGGAGAAGAAAAATACGAAAAAAACAGGAAATATGTAAAAGTAAAGTGCGTTTGTGGGAAAACAAAATATGTAAGAACCGATCAACTTAAAAAAGCAAAATCCTGCGGATGCTTAAATAAAAATTCATATGGAATGCATTCAAAAGATTATGAAAAGCTATACGGAGTTTGGAGCAATATGCGAAAAAGATGCTATGACCCCAAATCTGAAAGATATTATTCATACGGAGAAAAAGGTATTTGCATATGCGAAAAATGGAAGAATGATTTTCATTCTTTTGCTGACTGGTGTTTGGAAAATGGATGGAATCCAAAACTATCTATTGAAAGAATAGATGTCCATAAAAATTATTGCCCTGAAAACTGTACCTTTATAACCATGAAAGAACAAGCAAGAAACAAGACAAGTAATGTTTTGATTACAAAAAATGGAGAAACAAGATGCGCAACAGAGTGGGGAGAACTGCTAGGGATAAACCCAAAATCCATTATGGCTAGAATTTACAGAGGGTATAATGATCCTAATGTGATTCTGTTTCAAGGAGATCTTCGAGAATTAAGGAGGTCATCAAATGGAAAATAATGAATATCAGTGGGTATCAGATTTCAAAGTAAAGATTGCATCGTACTTAAAAATGAAGATACCACAGAGCCATCCTAAAGCTTATGTGACGGACAAAAGCAAGGATTTGTCAGACCCTACATTCCCTACGGTGTACTTTCATGCTATGCCGTTCGCAGAGACAGGACAAGACCTTGAAGCACGTTCTGTTAATGGAATCACAGCATCATACCAGGTCGATGTGATAACCAACAAAAGTCAAGAAGAAGCCGAAGCTATCATGGCTACGGTTGCCGGACTTTTCAAACGTCTGCGATTTCAAATAACTTCCATGCCTGAGTTCAATAATACTTCGCAGGACACATACAGAAGCACTGCACGGTTCAGAAGAAGCGTAGATGCTGATGATATATTGTAACTATTGTCAGAGCCTAACGGCTCTATTTTTTATGCAAAATTGGAGGTAAATATGGCTACTGGTTTAAAATCAAGAATTGCCTATAAAGAGCCTAGTTCTAGTGCCGCTACTGGTGAGTACTGGGCAGGAACGTACAAATTGCTTATGAGAGCAAAAAGTATTCCTTCACCGTTCGGAAGTCAGAACATGGTGGATACTTCTACACTGGAAGATTTGGTAGAGACGCAGGAAATGGGTCGTAGAGCCGCTAACAGTATGGAAGTGCAAGGAGCATTTGAGAAAAAGTACAAGGATGAAATGGTGACAAACGAGGGAAAGAAACTCGATTTTATCATCCTGTATGGAACTGACGGAAAAGGCTCAGAGGGTATTTGCGCATTTATCGGTCAAGAAAGTTTTGCACCGGACGAAGCAACAGACGATCATCTGACCGGAACTGCTACGATTGCACAGGCTACTGTACCGAAGTGGATTGAAGATAATTACACTGTTGCAGTAACCGAAGACGAAAACGGTTATCCCACAGCAATTACACTGACAAAAAAATAGAAAGTCAGTCAGAAACAAATAACACTGCCGTGGCTGACAATGATGAAGCGGTAGACGAAACATTGATTTAAGCAAAAGAGAGCCGTCTTCGGGCGGCTCCTTTCCAACAAAATGTTGGGGAAAGGATATGTTTTTATGAAGAAGATTTTAGTTAATAATGTTGAATATACTTTAGAGTTTGGATTCGGTGCTGTGGAGTGCAAGGATTTGATTCAAAAGATGTTTCTTATGCTTTCCGGTGGCTATGTAGCTAAAAAAGCAAAAAATGTACAGAATCCCACACCAGAAGAAATTGTAGATGGTAGCGGATATATGCTTGCAGAATTTCCTCATGTATGCAAAACGGCTTTTTATGCTGGTCTTATCGAAAACCATGAAGGTATTACACCGGATGAATCCAATGCTTTAATGAAAGAATACATGAAAGCAAACGGTCTGTCTTTTGTGAAGCTGTACGAAGAACTGACAGACTGTATGAAAGAAGACGGTTTTTTCGAACTGTCGGGTCTGACGGAAATGATGACGCAGACCAAGGAAGAGATGGAGAAAGAGGACAGCAAGGTAACAAAGATGCCACAGGATCACAAGAAGAAATCGACTGGCACAAAATAATATGGGAAGAATATTTTCCATTTGCTTTTTCCATGGGAATTTCGATAGAAGAGTTCAAACATCTGAATCCTAAGAAATTAGAGTGGTGTTACAAAGGATATAAACTCAAAAAAGAGGAAGAAGATAGGAATTCATGGCAAAGGTGGGGAGATTATGGAATATCTGCATTAATCTTTGCAATAGATCATTGCTTAAATGGAAACAAAGCAAGAACTACTTATGTTGAAAAGCCTATTTCAGAAAAGATAACACATGATAATGAGCCTAAATATAAGGAATCCAACGAAGAAATTGCAATATGGGAAATGAAACAGAGAATCAAAGCATTAAGAGAACAAGGGCTGCCGGAAAGCCCGGATTAAGGAGAAACAAACATGAGTTTAACAGGAATTGATGTGTCTTCATACCAGGGGACGATTAACTGGTGGGCGGTAAAACAGAACGGTATTGATTTTGCTATTCTGAAAGTCATCCGTAAGGATTTGAACCCGGACAAGAAGTTTGAGGAGAACTGGAAAGGTTGTAAAGAGCACAATGTCCATGTGCACGGAGTATATGAATACGGATATATTACAACGGTTGCAAAATCACGATCTGATGCAAGAAGAGTGCTTACTATTCTTAATGGCAGAAAAGTGACAGTATATCTTGATGTTGAAGATGCCGTGATGAAAGGCCTTGGCAAAAATATTATTCCTATTATCAATGCTTACGGCAATGTCATCACCGATGCAGGATTACAGTTCGGTGTATACACTGGGGAAAGTTTTTACAAGACATACATTAAGCCTTATGGCGGTGTGAGTTATCCCATGTGGATCGCACGGTACGGCAAGAATAACGGCAAGTGTAATGTGAAGTATCAACCGCAAGTACCGAACATGGTAGGCTGGCAGTATACTTCTAAAGGTCGTGTAGGCGGCATTGTAGGCAATGTAGACATGAATGTATGGTACAAGGAGTTAGATGCCGTATATGAGGATTCTACAAGCTATAGAAACCCTTATACAGAGCCGGAAAGACTTCTTTATTACAAGCGTCTGGCAATGATGAAGGGAAATGATGTCAAGTGGGTGCAGTACGAACTTGTAAGGAAAGGCTTTATGCCGTCTGTAAATGCGAAAGGTAAGACGAACATTGACGGATATTTTGGAAAAACCACTTCTGATGCAGTAAAAGCATTCCAAAAGAGTGTTGGAATCACTGTAGATGGAAAAGTCGGTGCGGTTACAAGGGCATATCTCAAAAAGTAATTTTAGGAGCGGTAGGTGTCACAGCTTACCGCTCTTTTTCTTGGAAGTGGCAGACACTTCCTTTTTTATTGCGGTAAAGGCGGTGCGGTATGGCAGATATTGATTCTTTGCAGATTAAAATAAAAGCGGATGCGAATAACGCAAGTAACGCACTAAATAAGTTAGCAAACAGCCTTACGAATTTTCAGAGAAGCTTGTCCATTGATACATCCAAACTGACAAGCATTTCTAATAGCATACAGAGTATCGCAAATGCCGCCAGTTCCATGAATACAAGCGGCATTAAGAATATCTCCACATTGACAAATTCCATTAACAGAATGGGGAAAATAGATACAAGCGGATTAAGCAGGATTTCATCTGCACTGAAGACTTTTTCTGCTGACATGGCAGGAACTAAAGTAGATGGAGTAGGGGATATTTCGAGCATAGCATCTTCGATTTCAAGACTTGGTGGTGTGGCATCCGGCAGAGCAATCACGAACATTCCTTTACTGGCAAAGAATTTGAAGCAGTTGTTCACCACTCTGTCTACTGCTCCGAATGTAAGTGAAAACATTATCCGCATGACAAATGCACTGGCAGGACTGGCATCTACTGGTGCGGCATCCGGAAGAGCCGCAAACTCTTTAGGTCGTAATTTGAACACCTATACGGTAAGCGCAAGAAGAGCCACGAAAAGCACATTTAGCCTTGCTGCGGCTTTCGGCAGATTCTACGCAACATATTTCCTTGTGATCCGTGGAATTAAAAGTCTGTGGAAGTCCATAGAGGGAACTACGGACTATATCGAAGCATTTAACTACTACACGGTAGCATTTAATAAAGTCGGCAAGGAATGGGGCAAGGATTTTGAAAAATTCGGTTACGACAACGCAGAGGATTATGCACAGAGTTTCGGAAACCGTGTAAATGAACTGCTTGGTAAAATGTCCGGTCTGAAAGTAGATGTGGATAGTGGACTGATTTCTGAAAGCGGAATGAAAAACCTGGGACTGAATTTACAGGAGATTACGCAGTACGCTTCACAGCTTGCATCTATTACCAACTCTTTAGGGCAGACCGGAGAAGTCACTACGGCAATTTCAAAGTCCATGACAATGCTTGCCGGGGACATTTCATCTCTGTTTAACGTGGATTTCAGTACAGTCGCAACAAACTTACAGTCCGGTTTGATCGGTCAGTCAAGAGCACTGTATAAGTATGGTATTGATATCACAAATGCCACACTGCAGACTTATGCTTACAAATACGGCATTGAAAAGGCTGTATCTGAAATGTCACAAGCAGAAAAACAACAGTTGCGTCTACTGGCAATATTAGACCAGTCCAAAGTATCATGGGGAGACTTGGCGAATACAATCAATTCTCCAAGTAATATGATCCGTCAGTTTACCAACAACGTAAAAGAAGCCGGAATGGTACTGGGACAGTTGTTTATTCCGGTATTGCAGAAAGTACTTCCTGTTATTAACGGTGTCGTAATTGCGATTAAGAGACTGCTTGTTAGTGTTGCAAATTTACTGGGAATCAAGATTGACTTTTCGTCATTCGGTCAAGGTGTATCCGGGTACAATGAAGATTTGGAAGATACGGCAGATACACTGGACAAAGTTGGTACAAGTGCAAAAAATGCAAAGAGCGGAGTACGTGAATTCGACAAACTAAAAGTTATTTCCACACCAAAATCCAGTGGTTCTGGAAGTGGTGCTGGGGGAGCAGGAATTGACCTTACCAAAGAAATCATGGATGCTACTGCTGAATACGAAAAAGTATGGCAGGAAGCATTTGACAAAATGCAGAATACAGCTCTGGGCTGGGCTGACAAAGTAAGCAAGGTGTTTAAGCCAGTAAAAGATATTATAGAAGATCTGTCGTATGCATTTAAGTTTGATTCGGATGCCTGGTTTAAGGTTGCCGGAATGGATACTTCAAAACTGGTAACTGGTATTTTTGACTGGTTCACAAGAGCAATAGATTCTGTTGACTGGGAAAAAATTGGAAGACACATAGGTAGTTTCTTGGACGGAATGGATTGGACAGCAATCTTTACGTCTGCCGGAAACTTCATAGAGACTGCCATAGATGCGGCTATCGATTTGTGGAAAGGAAGTTTTGATGCTGCACCGATTGAAACCACGATTATCACAGCAATAGGTCTTTTAAAGTTTACTGGTGTTGGAGATATCATATGGGGAAAAATATCGGACAAGTTATCAGCCAAAGTACTAGGATCAAGTATAGGAATAGTTCCGACAATTGCAATAGCTGCTGTTACTTGGGAGATTGGATTTAATGTAGGAAAATCTTTAGGGAAAGCATTGTTCCCAGAAGACGCAGAGTACTACGACAATTTTACGTGGTTTGGTGAAAATGGTTTTTTTGATACATTAAAAAATACTGATTTTACCACATTAAAAACTGCGTGGGATGATTTATACAAAGATATAACAGATAATGATTTGTATAGATTCTTGACAGGAACAATGTTGCTTCCAAAACATAGCACTCTTGATGATTTTGGAGATAAAATTGATTGGCTAATTGATAAAATAAAAAATACAAAAGTAGATATGTCAGATACTTTTGGTCTGTCATCTGCACTTATCAATATAACACCACTTGTTGGAAACTGGTTTAATGAAAATGTATCTCCTTGGTTCACAAAGGAAAAGTGGCAAGGAATGGGTCAAACTATAGAGTCATCACTTTCTGAAAAATGGACTTCTTTTACAACATGGTGGAACCAAACAGGATTTTCAAGTTGGTGGAAAAAAATTTCAGAGCAGTTTGGACTAACAAAATGGAATAAATTGCTTGAAAACATTCCAACGGCGTTTAGAACAGCATTTAAAACAGCAGCTAATGTTGCAATAGCTCCTTTGAACCTTGTAATAAGTGGAATAGAAACCATGATAAACAATGCCATAGACCTTATTAATGGTTTGATGTCTGCAGCAAGGTTAATACCTAAAATTGGTGACGCAGTTCCGAATAATATACAACACATTAGTGTTGGAAGAATACCTACATTTGAAACTGGTGGTTACGTTCCAAGTCGATACACAATGTTTATGGCAGGAGAAAACGGTGTACCGGAGATTGCAGGAACAGTAGGCGGCAAGACAGCGGTTGCCGGTGGAGTTGAAATCACTGGAATCAAAGATGCTATTAATTCCACGGCACAACAGGAAATTGCACTTCTGAAACAGAATAATCAGCTACTGCAAGGAATCCTTGAGAAAGAGTTTGGAATAACAACAGATCAAATTGGAATTGCCGCAAGACAATACGGTCAAGAGCAATTTAACCAAAAACACAAGAATGTATATGTATTTTAACACAGACAGCACTCTGGATGGGTGCTGTCTATTTTTATGCAATGAGGCGGTGAGCGTATGTCAGCATATCAAGGATGGCTTTTAAAAATTGGAGATTACGTTATTGACCAGTCAAGATTTATAGCCGCTGAAAGTTATCAGCCAGCTGTAAATATGCAAGATGTAGACCCGTGGACTGATGCAAATGGATACGTACATAGAAATGCTGTGGAGCTAAAAGCATTAAGTGTTGATTTTTCAACGCCTGCGATGCTGACGGATGACGATTTGCAAGAGTTACTGTCCGGGATACGAAGAAACTTTATTGATGCAACGGAACAGGGATGTAATATCACGGCATACATTCCATTTTTAGGTCAATATGTCACACAATATGGATATATGGCTGATATAAAGCCTACAATCTACGGAACTTATGACGGAGAGATTAAATACAATCAGATAGAGTTTTCATTTGTCGGAGGTGTAGCGAATGAGTAACTATACCTATGCGGATTTGTTTAATAAAAGCGCATCCAAAAAGGAAATCACGATTGAAACAGATGATAAGTCTGTAAAAATCACCAACAGCGAAATCCATTTTGAACAGTTTGAATTAAAAGAAATACTATGTGATGATGATTACCTTACATTTGGACAGTGCAATGCATCACAGCTGAAATTCAAAATTTCCAACGTGTTCACAAGCATGATTGGGAAACAGATAAATGTTTCTGTTGTGATTAATGGACATACTGAAACACCGTTCATTTTCGGCAAATACCGTGTCGTTTCCGATAAACCAACAGATGATAAGCGTTACAGGAATGTGACGGCATATGACGCTATATACGATATTGGAGAATCAGAAGTATCTTCCTGGTATAACGGATTGAAGTTTCCTCTGACTTTAAAGCAGTTCAGAGACAGTTTTTTTTCATATTTTGGTGTTGAGCAAGTAGCAACCACATTACCTAATGACAGCATGGAAGTGGCAGAAACAATAAAACCAAGCGAACTTTCTGGCCAGACGGTCATGGAAGCAATCTGCTCAATAAATGGATGCTTTGGCCACATTAACCATGATGGAAAATTTGAATATGTTTTCCTTAAAGAAATAATATCCGGTTTATATCCACAGAAAGGATTATATCCACAGAAAGGATTATACCCTAGAAAAGGTTCTGAAAAAGAAAAGGTTACTGGTGGAAAATACAAATCAGTTAAATATGAAGATTTTGTCTGCCAAAAAGTTACAAAAGTTCAGATAAGACAATCAGAAAATGATATTGGTGCAGTTTACCCAGATACAGAGATTACCGAGAACGACAACAGTTATATTTTGCAAGATAATTTCCTTGTTTATGGAATGACCGCAGATGCCCTAGAAACGGTTGCAAGAAATCTGTATGAGGTTATTAAAGTTGTAAAATATAGACCTTATAACTGTGAAAAAATAGGAAATCCTTGTTTGAGCCTTGGAGAAGCAGTCAATGTATATACGGCTAAAGAAATCATAGAAAGCTATGTGTTGAGCAGAACATACAAAGGAATCCAACAACCGACAGACACCATATCAGCAAGCGGAAAATCTCCAAAGTACAGTGAACAGGTAAATGGAATTAACAAAAGTATAATTCAACTCCGTGGAAAAACAAATGAGTTAGAACGTACTGTTGAGGAAACACGATCTGAGATCAAGGATGTAGAAAGTGGACTGGATACAAAAATTACACAGACAGCCGGGAAGATTGAACTTGAAGCAAAAAGGGCAATAGATGCAGAAGTAGAATTGGCGGCGGCAATCTCAGTTCAAGCAGACCAAATCAAGTTGAAAGTTTCAAAAGGTGATGTCAGTTCGCAGTTGAGCATTGAGAGCGGACAGGTAAGTATTTCCGGGAATAGGTTTGTATTGGATTCTACCAACTTTTCTATTACCGCTGATGGGAAAGTTACTGCAAAAAGCATTGATATAACCGGAGGAACTATCAATTTACAGTCAGCATCACAAGATTATAGTACGATTGTGCTGAAATACGGTTCTTATACTTGTGGAATGGATGGAGCAGGAGTAAGAGCAACATACAGTTCAAACAGTACAACTCTTACAGCAAGTGGAATTGTAACCAATGGAAGTGTAAATGCGCCTCAAGGATACTTTGATACAATAAATCCAAAGACATCAAGAGGTACTATCGGTTTTAGCAGTGGTGTAAAAATAAGTGGAGATACAGAACTTACCACGGGACATACGCACAAAATTTATGGGACACTTTTAGTTGACACAACTGCTTTTGCAATAACAAGTGCAGGAAATGTTAAATTAGCATCTAGTTTCGGAAATGTTGGCTTTTTTGGAAGCAGTGGTGCACAAAAAAAGACTGTGAGCAAAATCACTTCACCAGGTTCTACCAGCACATACAGTATTGCTACCACATTAAACAGCTTGATAGATGCTCTTAAGGCATACAACCTCATAGGATAGGAGAAGGAATATGAACAGCTTAGAAATCAGAGAATTTCAACAGTCTATTGTAAATCTTTTTAACGGATGTGGTCTACCGATGGAGATTAAGCGGCTCATTGTGAATGATATTGCCGGGCAGATTAACAGAGCTGCAGATAATCAAATCAATGTAGAGTTGGCAGAAAGAAACAGAGAAAAAGAAAGCGAGGTATCTGCAGATGGCGTTGAATAAGGTTTATACCAGTATTAACTGGGAAGATTATCCAAGTGAAAACACGGATTTAGATGCATACAATCTTAATCAGATGGATTCTGCTATTGATGCGTTGGACAACCGTATCATATCACAGGATGCCTTAAAAGTAGACAAGTCTGCAATAAACGGAAATATTGCTGATTGGACTATGGATGAAACAACCGGTGTTATTACTATTACAAAGTACAATGGTGAAAAAGTAATTTTTGACCTTAATATTGAAAAAATACCTGTCGAATTTTCCATGTCTGATGACGGAATCATTACCATGACTACAGAAGATGGAACACAGTTTAAGGCTGATATTGGTTCTATGATTCCGGTGTTGACATTTGAAGATTCTGCAACCATAGCTGTATCCGTGACTGGTACTGGAAAGAATAAGACTTATTCTTTTTCAATCAAAACAGGATCAGTAACAGATGCTATGCTACAGCCTAATTATTTAGCAGATATTAGAGTAGAATCCGCAAATGCATCTGCTTATGCGCAATCCGCAAATGCAAAATCTGTATTGGCTGAATCTTATGCCGTAGGTGGAACCGGAACAAGAGAAGGAGAAGATACAGATAACGCAAAGTATTATATGGAGCAGGCAAAACAGCAAACAGGAGGTATACCTACAAAAGTTAGCGAATTAGAAAATGATGCTGGATACATTACAAAAAAAGTTTCTGATTTGACAAATTATTATGACAAAACCACTGTTGATGAAAAAATAGATGCAATTCCAAAACCAGATTTGACAAACTATTTGACCAAAACTGGTGATGGTAGTAATTTGACTGCGGCGTTTGAAGAAGCAACAACTTTAGATGAATTAACGACAGGAGAAAAGTTATCATCTATTTTGGGAAAAATTAAACTGGCTGTAAAAAACCTTAAATCACTTATAGAACTTATCGGAACTACCGATATTTCGACTATTGGTGACGGTACTATCACTGGGGGATTAAGTGATGTAAATGGCAAGTTAGAGACTAAAGAAGAATTTGTCAATGAAGGCACTATTGTTTCTAAAACCGGTAACCATGTGACATTGAATGGATCACAATATATTCAGAGTGTTACATACACGATCCCAGGTTGGGGAACTTTAAAAATAGGTACAATGTCCAAGCAATATGTTCCATCAAGAGCATTGGTTTTTTACACTCAGGTTAGGAATTCTGATACATCGAGAATCTATTACATCGGCATTATTATAAGTATCAATGGAGATATTTCATTATATAATGCTGCGTCTGATGTGGAAATCACATTCTCGCAGATTGGTTTTTCATTTGGCTGGGACGTGTAAATTTTAATTTTTACGGCAAATAAATTCTATAGTAGCCTGTTCGGTGACTGCACGTGAGGATATTGTAATAACTCCAACATAGTTGCTGTTATTGTCATAATTACAAAATATTAGATCCACATGTGGGAAATTAGTGTATCCGTTTACTGCAATTACAGTGTATCCATCAGGTATTTCTGGTGCATTAAAATATCCAATTTTTAGGGTTGTATCAAAATCAACAGTTGGATCAATTTTAATAATTTTTAATTCTAACTTGCCATTTACAGAAGCAGTCATAAAAAA